TTCCGCCGTTATCGGAACTGGTAGTGTCACCCTCATCGAGATAATAAAGCCCGGCCCCGCCGTCTCCTGCAGCGTAATACCCTAAAGTCTCTGCGTACTTTGTAGTGGTGATAAGTTCCCGCATCGCTTGGACCGATGCCAGCGGCACCAACAGACCTCCGATCAAGCTAGCGCCCGATGGGGAGGCCAGCTCCTGACGCAGCACGTCATCACCAAGCAGCACGAGATTGGCCTTGTCGGTCGCCCATGTGCCAGTCAGCGTCAGTGGGAGCGTGGCCGATGCGTTCGGACGATAGAGGCCGGGGGACGTGCCGGTAGTGGCCGCGTCGACAGCAACATACTCGTTCCGCTCAAGCAGTACGACATCAGCCGCATAGTCACCCTTGCTCACATAGCCGGACGACACCAGAAACGCCTGGAACCGGCTTTCCTTGTCAGCCTGGCTTAGCGTGAAGGCGTTCTCACGCCCAGTCTGCGCATTGTTGAAGCTGTTCTCCATGCCGGCCCACGACTCGCGCAGTACGCCCTTGCGGTCGGCATAGAACGGATCGACGCCGTTGACCAGCTTGTCGAGGTTCTCGGCGTTGTCGTACAGGTCGCGCGGATCGGTCGACGGGACGTTGTTGCCGGTGTTGAAAGTCATGTGTTTACTCCAGGCGTGCAAATCCGCACGGCGTCCGTTAGGGCCGTGTCCGGTATGTGGTGGCTAGTGGTTAGGCGTCAGCGGGGGCTGTTGCGTCGTCGTATTGGTAGACGCGGGCGTCGTAGTTGACTGCGTCTACAGATGCGCCGGTTGTGCCTTGCGGGCTGATGCTGGTTATCAGCACCGGATAGCTCCATCGGTTCAGCGGGCCGAACAGAAGGTGTGGTGGCTCGGTCGACCAACTGGTGTCTGGCTCGAAGTCGAGCCCAGTGATGGAGAGGCGATAATCGTCGATGCGTGTCGCCGTGTATGGCCCCGCCATCGTGCCGTCTGGTCGACGAATACCGACCACATGCGCGCCACCGGCTGACCAGTCGAACGGTTCGGACGATTCGATCAAGCCGCCTTCGTAGCTGAGCATGATTGCGCTCTGCCCATACCCCGGCACGTCGTCAGCCACGCGGCAGAACGACATGAAACCGGAGTTCAGCGCGTCCAGTTCCGTGCCCCAGCGGTAGGCCCAGCGGCGGTGCTTGTGCGCCATCCGCTGCCGCATTCCGAGCCGCCAGGCGCGCGTCCGGTTGATGATGCCCTCGGCGGTGATCTTCTCGACTTTTCGACCAACATCACCCGGCAGGCGGCACTTAACCGTTTCCACCGCCCAGGTGTTTTCATCCACATACTCGACGTCCACACCATCGAAGTCATCAGGGCCAAGCGCGGAGAAGTCCCGCTCAAGCTCTTCAGTCATATTCTGCGGTGTATACATGTCGGTGCGCGGCACGAATGTTTGTTCGGGCGATTCGCGAACTTCATCACGCGCCGCCGAGAGCCTTCCGCGCTCAATGGTCAGATCGGCATAGCCTGCCTTGAGCGCGTGCCCGATGATCTGCTTGACCGTCGATGCCGACTCATACGTCATATCGAAATGGTCGCCGCGCTGAGCCCATAGCTCGCCCAGGCGGTCCAGCTCGTCAAAGTCGAGGTCATCATCCGTGTAGCCGATCGAGTGGGCGACATATGCCACGAACGGCACGATGTCGCGGGTCGGCGTCTCCACGTCCCAAGTCCCTTCGCCCGTCCGCACCGGCAGAACACGGGTGACCTCGGCGGAAATCATCTGCTCGGTCTGCGCGGCCAGCCTCTTGCCGCCCTTCACGCGAACGGCAATGGTCGTGACACCCTCATATACCGTTGGCGCCTGCAGCTTGGCGCGAAGGCCGTACCACTCGACGCCATCGATAATCTGCGTGCTGTCCGACTTGGCGCCGATCCGGCGTAGGCGAACTTCAGGGCGCATCATGCTCGGCAGCTGCAGCGACTCGGTGAAACCCAGCTGATCGGCCTGGCGGGCGGTGTAGGTCTTGCGAACAGACGTCCAGTCGGTGGCTACGGCCGAATCTCGGTACTGCATCTCAACCGTCACGGAGACGGAGAACTTTCGACCCTTCTTGTCGACGCCGACGATCCCGCCAGGGAACATAACGTCCCACTCGATATGACTCGCCAGCTCATTCGGCGGGCAGGCCATGAATGGGCCGGTCCAATCGCCCTCCTGCGTCGATGCGTCCAGGCTGATCAGCGCATCGGCGCTGTTGAAGTCATCAAACCCGAGCCATGCTTGAGTATCTGGTCCACCCGTATCGGTCAGGCGCTCGACGCTGATCGCTGTAGTGCTCGCCGCCACCAGGCGATACCGCAGGCCGGCGTACCCAACGCTCAGGCTGAAGGTGCCGACCGGCAGTGCGGTAACAGGCGAGCCGTCCGTGTAGTTCAGCGTCATCTCGTCCGGCACATCAACGCCGGGCGTGTAGCTGTGCACGACGAAGTTGCCGGTGTAATCGCCCGCCACCTCAATGACCATGCCCACAAACGGGACCATCCAGGCCAGGGCGCCCTGCACAATGTCCCGGTCAACCCCGCCGTCAACGATGGTGTAAGGCCGTGGGGCTTCGATGCGCACGATCATTCCGGGCGCCCAACCGACCGGGAATGATCCTGCTCCGGAGGGAACGGTAATCACCTCGCCGCTGAATATGTAGCTGGTTGCACTCGGCTGCGGCTCGACTTCATAAGTAGCTGTCAGCTCAAGCCCGGAGGAGCCTGTGGCCGTAGCGCCGACTTCCTCTGCGGTATGCCACCACTCTGCCGCCGACTGGCCTGCAAGCGACTGGCCGGGCTGGTAGATGGTGTATTCCGCATCGCTGCCCAGCGAAATCAGCGGCGTGTCGCCGACCAAGATACGGCTTGCTGGGATTTCGAATTTGCCCTTACCCACGCACAGCAGCATCTCGACCCATTGATCGCGCGGCGCGGAGAAGAACCGGTGCGGCGGCAGAAGGTAATCGGGGTAGATCCGGCGCTTGCCCGCTACTTCACGAATGGGCTGGTTGACCTTTACCTTGTTGCCCTTGGCCGACGCCTCGTTGAGCGCATCGCCCTGCGCTACACCCCCGCCGCTCTTCATCTGCGGCTTGGGCATGAGCGCCACGACCAGGGCTATCGCCGCCACGGCCACCGCTGCGTAGATCGCCAACACAGATGCGGAGATTGGCTCATTCGGCTCAGGCGTCACGTCAACCACGTCATCAGGCGTAATGACAAAGGCGTCCCAATCAGCAGAAGGGACCAGCGCGCCGTTGACCTCGAAGCTGATCGGATGCACCTCGCGCTCGCTGTACGACGGCACATTGGCACGTAGCCAGGCGCCGATCGTCATTTCGGAGCCGATATGGTGCGTCTCCAGCGGCTCGCCCTGAAGTTTCGATGGGTAAATGCGGATCATGGCGCTACCTGTTGAAATAGATGACCTTGGCGAAGCGCGCTTCGAACCGAGGGACGCTGGACCAGCTCGGCCCGGTCTTGCTGCCGGTATCGAGCACAGCCAAACGCCCGTCGATCTCGACGACGATTGCGATGTGCACGCAGATGCGCCCGCGCCAGACTGTGGCGACCGCACCCGGCTCCGGACGGCACTCGGCAAAGTCCGAAGCAGCCTGTTTGACGCAGCGCGTGAACTCGGCGGGCATGGTGTTGCGCACATGCCCGAACGACGGCAGATCGCCCTTCCCGAACACTTCCTCACGCACCAGGCGAACCAGGCCGTAACAATCCACGAACGGCAGGTCGCGCCCCCCGTCCCGATATGAGGACGAGAGGTATTTGTCGAGCCAGGTCATAGGTAACGAATGCCGGGGGCGAAGTTGACGGTGTAGAGGTCGCGCGGGAACGCCGTGTTGATGAGGTCGAAGAAGCCGGCCGTCACCTGCACGGTTGAACCCTTGATCTTGCCGCTAAGCACTGTCGCGCGATAAACCTGATCGGACGGCGCCGTTAGGTCGCTGGCGAGGTAGGTCCTGAAGGTCAAGAACACCTTCTTCTCCGCCTCAAGCGCCGCGTCGATCTTGGCTTGCGCCTCCCCTGTCACGTTGCCGATCGCGAAACTTAAGTTCTGCGCGCCGCTGCTTGTCTTCTTCGGCAATGCAATGCCAATCCCGGACCCAATGAACGTCAGCGCCCGGCCGTCCTCGGTGATGCAGTGCTGATCGTCGAAACCCTCGGCCAGCAGAATCGGTGTATCCCAGGCCTCGCACGTCAGCTCTAGCGTGAAGATGATGGTGTCGCCGCCCGAGGCATAGACTTTTTCAAGCACTGTCATTCGGGCCATTCCTCGTTGATACCTTCATCTAGCGCGCCCATGAAGGTCTGGTATTTCGATTCGGGCCATTCGCGGTTGATAGCCATGTCAAGGATCGAGGGGAACAGGATGTACTGCGGCAAATGCTGCCAGCCATCGGCGAAGGTTTGCTTCTCGCGGATCTCCAGCCTGCAGCTGATACGCCAGTAGTCGGGACCATCCATGCGCGCGGTATACGCCGGCGCCCCATCGGAGCCGACGAAGCGCATAACCGTCTGCTTGGTCGGTCCGCCAGTCTGCGCCCAGCCGGTGAACCACTCTTCACCCTCTTTCAGCTCCCAGCGAAACCACGCCTCGAACAGCTCAAACTCTTTTTGAGGCATACCCCAGGAAAGAGTCACGAAGCTGGGAACGCTGGTGTACTTGCGGCGCTGTCTGGCCCGACCACTGACCATCGTTGTGCGGGACAGATTCGGGGCGTGCTCAAGCGAGTAGCCGGAAAGGTCAGGGTATGGCAGTTCTGCGGGGTACTCGATCATCTGCCTACTCCTTGAAGCCCGAACTTCGCACCTATCGCATCCTTCGTCTTGCCGTCGCCCATGATGTCGGCCTGCACTCGTTCAAGGATGATTCTCAGCGTCCTGCCATCCATTTCTGTGCGCGCGCTGACTGGCTCGCCATTGTTGATGATCTGCACATTCGGCATCGTGCCGTCTGATTGTCGGGGCTCGCCCGCCGCAAGGAACTCTTTCAGGTCGGCGTTAGTGCGGCGATCAACGACCCGCTCCCCCTTGTCCAACAGCCAGGTGCCTTCGCGCGGGATTGAGTCGATGCCTTCGTGGGCCATGCCGGATAAGTTGATGGAACTGATGCCAGCTGCTTGCGCGGCCTGATAGCTGAGCGCAGCCGCAGCAGCGGCCACGCCTAGAGCAGGACCAACGTACGGAATTCCGGCCATTGCAGCGTAAGCATCCGATGCTGTCTTAGGCGCGTTCATCAGTACCTTGGCAAGCGCATAGCCTTTTTCGAGCGCGAACATCGCCTTGTAGGCGTTGGACTGCTCGCCAGCGAACATCTTTGTCAGGCCAGCCATGTTGCCGAAGAAAGCCTCGCCAGCGGCAAGCTGGACCTGCTGGCGTGCCGCCTCAATCTGGGCTATACGATCTTGATGCTGCTGGTAGACGTTCTGTTCGCGAATCAGGTATTCCTGCTCAGTGATCGATTTCGCCTCAAGGAAGCCGCGATGCAGCTCAAGCTCTGTCGCCCTCCACTGCTCAAGCGCAATCGCGTCCTGCTCCAGCTTCATCATCTCGCCAGCAGGACCAGATACGACCGCATCAACGCCGCGGCTGCCGGGCGCCTGCGACACGCCTTCGACGGTCCCCGGTGCCTGATCGGCATTCATCTGCACTTCACGGATGCGACGCAGCGTTTCAAGCCGTTGCAGCGCCTCGACGTTGCCCTGGCGCTCGTACTCGGCGATCTTCTCCGCGTACTCCAGCTGGAACTGTGCGTCATTGGCGGCGCGCAGCTGGCCAGACTCGCGCAGGATGTCGATGCGAATCTGTTCTTGGGCAGTTAGCTCGCGCTTTGCTGCCAGTTCAGCTTTAAGCTCAGCCTGAAGCGCCTTTGAGCTCTTTACTTCGCGTTCAATTACACCGGAGCCGCCGCCAGCCGTGCGCAGCACAGGTCGATCAGCAGTGGCAGGCGCGGCAGTTCCGCTGCCCTTCTGCAGAGATGAGGCGAGGTCGGCCAGCTCGTAAGCCTGGTCTAGCTGAGCTTTGATTTGGTTGTAGCTTTCCTTCGTGCTGCCATATATCGCGTAGCCAGTCTCGCCACGCTGCTCCATGGTGTTCAGCAGTTCCTGCAGTCGTGACGCCTCATCCTCGAGGCGGTCAATGTCATGCAGGCCAATACCGTTGAACACGACGGCCAGCTCTTCGGCCATCCACTTGACCGCGCCAACTGTCGACGTTGCAGCCTCGATGATCCAGCCGAACGCGGTGGCGATACCTCCCGCCAGCTCTTGAGCCGCCCTTACGGTTTCCGGGTCAGAAAGGATATCGGCGAGCTTCATAATCTCTGACGCCGCACCGGCTGACGCGCCACTCGTCTCGTCCATCTGCCCGACAAGCTGGATGAATGCGTTGCCTACGGTGGTCATAGCACCGGAGACGGTAGGCGCCAGGGTGGCAAACTGCTCATCCAGCGCATCGCCCTGGCTTAGCAGCGCGTCCACTACGGCCTGAGCGGAAATCTTGCCTTCTACGCCAAGCGCCCGAAGCTGGCCGACTGTTACGCCCATGCCGCGCGCCAGTGCCTGAGCCAGTGCAGGTGCGTTTTCGAGTACTGAATTAAGCTCTTCGCCGCGCAACTGGCCGGACGCGAACGCCTGCCCAAGCTGGGTAAGCGCACCGGCTGCCGCAGATGCGGAAGTTCCTGAAACAGCAAGCGACTTGTTAATGACCTCAGTGATGCGCGCGACGCCTTCGCCCGTAAGCCCGAGCTGCTTCTGGTTCGTGGCGATCCGCTGGTACAGCTCAGCCGTCTCAGTGAGCGGCTGGCGGGAGTTCTGCGCAATCTGGAACAGGTCACGCTGTGCCTTGGCAAGCTCTTCAGAGCTGGATGTAACTAGGCGCAGGCGGTTGTTGATCGTGGTGTAAGCCTCTGCAGCCTTCACCACTTCGCGCACGCTGAAGTAGGTTGCCAGCACTCCTCCAAGCCTGCGGAAGCTCGATGACATCGCGTCTGCGCCGGCGCTGGCCTTGCGTGCTGACGCGGGCAGCTTTTCAAGCTCTACGCGCGCCTTCGCGGCCTGCGTGCTGTCTACCGCCACGACCAGCCGTGCGTATTCAGTCATGGCTTACCCCAAAGTGCAGTGAGTGGTTCTCGGCGATGCGCTCGATCTGCCTGCGCAGGCGCGGTGCCGTGATAAGGAGGTCCGCCGGATCAATGCCGGATGGAAGCGACCATTCCGCTATGAGGGAGGCGGTCAACTCCGCGCGAAGGCGCCTGATTTTTTGCCGGCTCGACTCATCGCCCTGCATCGCAGAGCGCGTTACGGCGGCACCTGTAGCGGTCTTGAACTCGTCGCTCAGCACTGAGCGAATGCGAATCCACTCGCGACTACCGGATGGATCGACAAACTCGACGCGAACGCCCTCGCTGGCCCTCGTCTTGGTGTAGAAGTCTTGGGGCCGCATCTTTACTCCAGGCATGAAAAAGCCCGCACTTGGCGGGCTCTTTGTTTCGCTTCAGCTACCGCGATAGGCAGCGTTCTATTTCATCTGTCAGCTTTGAGAGAGAATCAAGCGCGAGGTCTGGATTGGCGCCCGACCACGCCCCTATCGGGTTGTATCCGCTGTTTGCAGCGGCCCCAGTATCTAGCTGAGCTTGCGCCAAGTTGCTATAGCGATATGTCCTGACGGACTCGCCTTGCTTTACAGACAGCCTGAACCGAACAGATCTCGACACAAGAGCGCTCGCGCTATAACGCGTCGAGCCACTAGCCACCACAGACTTGCCGTCTGCCGTTACGTGCTCAAGGACACTTCCTCCGGCCGCCTGGCTGCTGCGCTGGATGCTGTAGTAGTTTCCCGTGTACGCACCGACGAAGCTGCCGCTTGAGTCCGCAAGCGTCTCACCCTGATTGCTGACCGTCTCCGCGACACAGGCTGGAATGTCACCGCAGTGCCCGGCTCTATTGAACTGGACAGCAGTGACAGCCTCAGCTGACCCATGCGGAGCGAAGTCCGCTTCATAGGCGGAAAGTGCCGGCATTCTTGCCTGCCCGGCACACCCGAGAACCGCAACCACAGCAAGCCCTGGAATTATCAGCTTGAACATTGAACGCCCCCTGTAGAAAGCGCCGACTCTACCAAATCGGCGCCCTACTGGCTCGCCACGCGATCTTCTACCGCAGCCAGGCGGCGCAGCAGCGTCACCTCGAATGGCATCAGGCGATGGCCGTACAGTTCGGACCATGCCTTGATGTCTGCGAGCGATCCGATCGGCCTTGCTGAGCAGTACCACTCCCACACATAGGCCAGCTCATCCGGGCACGGGGGACCATCTAGGCGGGACGGCCGCTTGCCGGTCTTCTCCGCCATAGCTTCCAGCTGTGCGCGGACGGTAATGCGTTTGTCTGGCCCCTTCTTGGGCCGTGGGCCTGCCGGCTTCAGCAGGCCTAGTTGGTGCTCGGCGTGCGCGATCAGTCCTTCGGCGAGCCCGTCGAGCGTTTCCCAAAAAAACGGCGGCGGTCACTCGCGAACCGGTCAACCTCTGCCGTGATGTAGGGGGATTCGCGCAGGAACTCCAGCAGCGCTGCCTCGGAGAACTCTGCATCGAATGACCAGCCGATCACGAGCGCGGCATTCAGCTTCAGTCGTGCGGCCTCGGTTTTGTCCGCCTTTTCGTTCTCATCCTTCAGTGAGGCCAGGACTAACAGCTCGCGCCTGAAGTCGTCCAGCGCCACGCGGAACTGATCGGAATCGACGCCCCGGATCAGCAACCATTCATCTGTCGGCGTGCCATCAGGCAGAGAGAGCGGCATGCGCTCCCCCTCGTTCGCCTTGGCCCGGGTGAAGAAGTCACTCGGTTTCATGCGAACCCCTTACGCCGGAATACGGGTGATGGTGATCTCAGTGTCTACGGCCTGGTCATTGAATGCCCGGAAGTCGTAGTTCTGAATGATCGGATCGTCGCCGCTGCCTTCTTCGCTCGACGTGGTCAGCTTGGTTTGCGTCATGCTGATCTCGTAGCTGTTGTCGCCGTCGGTCAGGGTCACAACCAGCGGAGTTTTCGTCTCGCCGAGGTACTTCGCCTTTAGGCGGTCGTCCTCGATGTAGGCGGACAGGCTGCCATTGACATTGATACGGCCCAACTTGATGTCATAGGCATCGCGGGAGAACAGGCGGTAGATAGCCTCCATGCCGTTCTCTAGCGTGACGCTGAGCGCGGTAGCGTGGTTGAGACCAGTGCCGCCCTCGAACAGCGAGCCCTCGAACGTGGTCATCATCACGGTATCAGTCGGGTCGGCGATGCTCTCGGTCACGCCGTCGAAGACGTAGGCCTCTTCCTTCGTGCCAATGATGGAGAAGGTGACGCCGATCTTGCCTTGCA